ATAAATAATTGTTCGCTTTGTAACTCCTTTTATAAAATCAAAATAAAGACTCAGCTCATCCATTGAGGGGACTCGGTCAAACAAGTCCCCGCCAATGATATGTAAGTCAATTTTATCGCATTTTTCAATTTCTTGAATTTGTTCAAAGAACATCTTGTAACGAGCGCAAGCCCATGCTACTGGTACGTTCTTCTGTCCTAGCTTAATATGCCAGTCTGCTGTAAATAAAATCATCCTACAAAGTTTTCCCCAGGTGTCCATTCACACCCTGTTAGTCCACCTGCTTTAATTGCTTGTAAAGTTCTAAGAACTTCATTAGCATTTCTGCCTGTGTCGAGTGCATTAACACTTACATGTTGCACTATATCATTCTTGTCGATAATATAGGTAGCTCTATAACAAACTCCTGCTTCTTCATTTACTATTCCTAGTTTAGAAGATAAACCTAATCCACAATCTGCTGCTAAGGAATGTTGGATGTTGCCAATGAGTTCATTGTCTTGTTTCCAAGCCAATTTACAGAACTCATTGTCACCACTTATACCGATTACATTCGCTTCTTCTACTAGCATATCCATTCCCGCAATTTCTGTTGGGCATATGAAAGTAAAGTCTTTAGGATAAAAATATACAACTGTATACTCTTTTTTCAAAGGTTCATACTGTTCAGTAACTGATACCTCTATAAAGTTATTGTCTTTATCAACTCCCTGCAAAGTAAATGCTGGGAACTTCTGTCCTACTGTAATCATGTACTACTCCTTATTTAATGTCAAATTCGTCGCTGATTGATTCATCAGGTGTTGAATTATCTGCCCCTTCTCTTAATCTATCGAGAAGCTCTTTCTGTGCGTCTGGAGTTGGTCTTGTTAAGATTTCATCCATAGACTTAAGGTCTGTTACTAGAGACTGCTCATCTTCAGTTAGAGGTCTTGGTTTGCATTTTAATGCCTGTAATTGATACTCAACATTGTAAGCCATCGGTCCTGTTTTAACTCTTTTGAAGCATACATCCCACCCTGTTTCAGGGTCAGTTGGGTCTCCGAGGTCTTCCGCGGCTACCATTACTTGTTCCAGTAGTTTCTTCTTAAGATTTAAGACTTTGACTTTACCATCATGAATACACTGAATCGCGTAAGACCATCCACATTTAAGTTCAGGATGATACTCTCTTACCCAGTCTTTTTCAACATTAGTAAATGCTTCGGTGTTTCTGTCGAACGACAAACACTCGAAAGGTAAATTCTTTCCGTTTTCACCTTTTAGCCAGTATACATATCTTGGTAACATGTCACCGACCATTCTTATTTTATTATCGCCTTCTACATATTGGTAGCTATCGATTTTGTTCTTTTGGGCTTCGCCCTTGGCTTGATTAAAACTTATTGCCATTTCATTTCTCCTTTAGTGATTTCCTCGAATTTAAAGTGAATTCTATCCCCTTCAATCCAAAGTAATCTATTGCTTTCTATTATGTCCTTTTCACCTGTAAAGTATAAAAGGTCTAGAGTGGTATCTTTAGTTTTTTGATACTCAAAATAGTTGCGTAGTGACGCGATACCTGCGTACTGAGCAATCTCGCTATCCGAGTATCTCCTTCTTTGAATAAACAACGGCTCAGGGTTAACAAGGAAACTATGCCCATGAAAACTCTTTTGCCAGAACTTGAATATTCTGTCGTGCCTATTAACTGGAGGCAGTTTGTATGTCAAGATGTGCAGGATTGTCAAAATATCATTGACGCTTCCATTGCTTTCTTTTTTTATCTTTTTCCAATTATAGAATAACATTATATCAAAAATTTAACCTTATGTCAAGAAACATTTTTCTCTGCTATAGATAAGAAACTTCGTACCCTTGTTTCATGTAGTAACCCATTCTCGCACCTGCCTGCTTTCTAGCTGTGCGACCTTCTAAGTGGATGTCTACAATTACCGGTTGCGGTTTGTTCTCATCTAGCCTTATTACTCTACCAATTAATTGTGTTAGTAAAGGCTCGTTGTTAATAGGTGTTCCTAATATTAGACAGCTAAGACAATCTACTGAAATACCTTCTGAAAATATACTTTGAGTTCCAAATAATATATCTTTTGTAGTAAATATTTCTTTAATCATGTCTCCTCTCTCTTCATGAGGAACGTCTCCTGTAACGCATATTGCGTTATCTCCTACTAGTGCTGAACTTCTCTTGAGAAAGTCAACTCTGTCACTTACTACTAAGACCTTGTGACCTTTAGCAGCATAACCTGCAGCTAGTACTGCACATATGTTTTGGTACTCCCAATCATACGCTAATTCGTTGATTCGAGTAGCCCATGCAATGTTCGCTCCATCCATGAAGCGTATACCACTCCTCACTACTTCAACGCGAGGCACCATATAATTTTCTTTAGGTGGTTTATATACTGTATTTGAAAAATAGTCTCGAAATACAACATGTCTTCCATCTTTGCGTTGCATTGTCCCTGTCAGACCGATCTTATGACGAGCCCTGTTAGAGTCGATAATGCGTGTAAAAGTTGGACTGCTTACATGGTGCATTTCATCGAGAATAATAGTACCGAACTCTTTTGCGATTTTGTCTTGATTTCGGTACAAAGTTTGCACGTTGCCAATGACAATATCCTCATCGATTTCAAATCTTCCCGAACCTATCACACCCGCCGAGACCCCGAAGACTTTCTTACACTCTTTTTCCCACTGCGACCGCAGCGCTACAGTATGAGTAACTATAAGCGTTTTCTGTTTTAGCTTATTTGCGATAGCTAAAGCTGTAAATGTCTTTCCCCAACTGACCCAAGCGTTAATTATAGCACTGCCTTGGATGTCGTCATATACCGCCTGCTGCGATTGACGTAACTCAAACTTAAAGTCATAACCTTCAATTGGTACATCATTTCTCTTATCGACTATCTCGTAGTCGTTTGGTATCAAATCCGTTCTTCCGATAGGTATAGTAACTAAACCTGCTCGGATTATGCCCATATTCTTTATGATGATAGGTGGGTCTGTTGGACGTCTTGGGGGTATACTATAGGTGAGTTCTTCGTCAAGCTTTGCCTGGTATGTTGCGGTTACTTCTATGAATATTCTATTGCTGAGGACTGCTTTCATTCAGCTCATCTTCTGTCACGCAATGTTCAATTCCATGATAAGTATAATAGCATTTTAAAGTTATTACTTCACCTTGCCCATCATCATTCCAATGTCTAATAACATTTGCTATGATAAAGCAACAAGCAATAACATTGAATAGGACGATAAAACTCCTAAACATAGCAACATAATCAGCTTCTCTATCGTGTCCAATTTTTTCTCCTAAACTCTTTGCCCATAATCTCCATAAGTTCATGTTAATTTCCCTATTAATTCTAGTAATTCTTGTACTGTTGCGAGGTCTTGCTCGTTATCAGTATCTATTTCAATTTTTATTTTCATACTTTTCTCCAAGTATCTTTCTTCTTAATTTCTGAGAGTTCGTACAAGTAAGATGGTATGTCTTTTATGTACAATACTCCTGCGTATTTCTGTAGTGGCTGCGGTGGTCTTTTTAGTTCAAATGGAAAGGGTACGTTTTCAACATATATTAATGTTATTATATCTTTTTCTATTACTTCTTTTATTTTAAAATAGTACAACTTTGCTGTTATACTTTTCTCGTACCTAAAGAATTTTCCATTAGAGTCTACAAAGAACTTTCGTCTATGCCTTGATAAGTCCACAAAGTTATCTATCATATGTCTTAACTCATATAAATTTTTATGTGGGGTGTTAAGTCGTCGTTGGCCTATTGTGTACCCTTCTACATTTGTATCATCTACAACTGCACCTTCGCACCACAATATACCATCGAGTTTTTGTACTTCATCTGTGTGTATTACATAGACTGGAAACTCAACATCATTCAGATTCATACTTAGCCTTAAACTTGCCAAGTGAGTAATCTTCATCAACGTCAAAGTCACATCCAATCGGACATCCTGGTATTGATATACCTCTGTCTTTTTCAATGCAAGTTCTCACAATTTCCATATATTCATCAACATCTTCTTCTTTCACTTCTGCAAGAATCGAGTCATGAACAAGGGCAAATATTCTCATATCTTTCGTCTTGTTTAGTTTGATAATTTCATTGTGGGTATCTATAGCACCAAGAAGATTGACATCAGAAGCAATTGACTGTACTAGAAAGTTGATTCCAGACCTTACTTCATGAGAAGCGATTCCTTTGTCTGTAGAAAATACATTAGGGAGTCGTCTTTTTCTTCCGAAGTGAGAGTAGATGAAACCATTGTCTTGTATAAACTGCTTCTGATTATCTAACCATTTCTTTAGACCTGCGAACTGTTCAAAGTAATCTTTAATAACCGCACTTGCTTCATTCATACTGAAGTAACTGCCAGAGTCTTTGGTAACTTGTTCACTAATCTTTTTCGGTCCCGCACCATACATAATACCAAAGGTAACAGCTTTTGCCATCTGTCTTTGAGTACTATACTGAGTAGCAACTTCCTCAACATCACAAGGTAAGTCAAATACTAACTTAGCAATGTTACTATGGAAGTTGCCTCCAGATTTAAATACATTCATAAGATTCTTGTCGTTTGCAAGCACAGCCGCGCAATATACCTCAGCTGTTGTTAAATCCATTGCAACTATTTTGTTGCCTGGAGCAGCTTTGATACACCCTTTGACAATTGGATTGTCTCTAGGTATTTGTTGCATATTCATTTTACCACTAGAAGAAAGACGACCAGAGGTTGTTCCGTGTAGGTTGAAACCTGTACGAAGTCTGCTGTCTCTATCAAGTTGTGGATAAATTTTATCAAGATATGTACTCTTGATTTTAACTTTCTGTCTTATGTCAAGTACTAGTTGTGGTACTTCGTGTTCCTCGGCTAACTCTTTGAGTACTTCGGCATCAGTACTATCCGCACCCGTGCCGGTCTTCTTACCTGTAGGTGTTAACCCAAGGTAATCAAAGAGTAAAGAACGAAGCTGCATTGTACTGTTTGGGTTAAAGTCTTTACCTGTAATCTCCTCGAACTTCTTAATTTCAGGATAAGTATATAATGTAGTGATAGCTTCATCAATATTCTCCTGCATAAGCACGGAAGATTTCTCTAGTCTTTCTTTATCAAACGGTACTCCAATGTCTTGTATATCCGTCAGGAATCTGCATCCTGGTATAAGTATATCTCTGTATACTCCATACAGTCTTTCATTAGTAAGTAAAGGCTTTTCGAACTTTTGGAAAAGAAGAAAAGTACATACTGCGTCAAGAGCTGCATAATCTTTCATAATGTCAAATGGAATCATGTCCCAAGTAAATTGGTTTTTGAGTATTCCGTTTCTACGACAATAATCTGCCATCCAATCATACATAGGTTTCTCATAATCTCCATAGGGAGTGTACTTAAGAGATAACTGCTTTAGGCCGTGAGTGCCTGGATTTTCATCTAGCATGTAGTGTAGTAACATAGTATCTTCAAACCTTGGAAACTTAAATCCAAAGTGATACTCAAAGAAAGCCAAGTCAAACTTAGCATTGTGAAATACTACTCGTTTCTTGGTGAATAACTCTTGTAGGAGTTCTTCTACTTCTTCGTCTACAAAGTCTGTGTTGATGTATGCTCCATGGTCAGGCTCATAAGAGATACTCATACCTAACATATAACCATCTCTAGGATATAATCCTGTTGTCTCTGAATCAAGTGCAATAAAGTCAAAAGGAGCGTCAATTGCTTTCTTAATGAAGTCAATGAAGTCCTTAGTCTCTGTTATACCATATGCTTTGTCAGAACCAAGTTTCATAACTTTAAGTTCTCCTTTCACATACTTACTTATATTCTCAACTGATTCTTCCCAAGTCTTTTTAGCTTCTGGTTTGAAAGCTAACATTGCTGGGTTTATTACTGGTAGAAACTTATCATCGATAACTCTACCACTGTATTCTGTTACTGAGCTTTGTTTTGTGTAGTACTTCAAACACTCAGACCCGATAAGTATTACCCAATCATAATCATCAATATTAATATCAATGTCACAATCTCGTTTTAATACTTTCTTTATTGTTGGGTCTGAACATAATTGAAACTGCTCAAAATCAAACTGATTATCAAATAATCTTACATAGTCATTACGACTAGGCTTACTCTCTATTAATGCTATTTTAGCCATATAATTGTTCCTTTAATTCTTTTACTTTGTTTTTTGTTAATGCCCCTGCATCCCCTAATGCTCTTGGTAATGTAATGTTTTTATGTGGTAGTTCTGCAATGTCGCACATTTCAATCACTCTATTTGCTGCGTCTTGTCCTGCATCGTCTGGGTCAAACAGTAAGTCTATACCCGATACTCCACTCATTTTTAATAGTTTTAGTTTTTCTATATCTATGTTTCTTGTACCAAAACAACAAACACTATTCTCTAGTCCTTTGTCATGTAGATTTAGTACATCAAATATACCTTCTACTAATATGACTCTCCCTTTTATGGGGCGGACTCGAGCAGGAAATAGCGGTAACACAGCTTTTGGGGGATGTATGATATATTTTACTATATCTGTAGGTGATTGACTCCTACAATTAAATGCTACTATTTTTCCTGTCAAGTCCTTAATCGGAAAGGAGAGTCTACCTGTGAACGGTTTGTCTGGATGCACGAAACAGTCAAATCTTTTATAAGTGTCAGGTGAGATTTCTCTCCAGTTGCCTACGTATGGCATGAAGTTAGCAGGCATCTTTAGTCCAATGGACGACGACCTTACTTCTTCTATTTTTCTTCTAACCTTTTCTCTACGTATATCTAAAGGATTAGAAGGTGCATCGAAATGAACAAAGATGTTTCCCTTGTAGCCGCAAGAAAAACAGTTATATACTCCTGTTATTCTGTCGATTCTCATACTAGGGTTGCCATCATCATGTTCAGGATTTAAGCATGAGACTATACAATCTGCCGGAGATAACTTATATTGTAGCTTTCTTTCTTGTAATAGTTCTTCAACTGTCATTAAATGTCTCCATTCCATTCAACCCATTCTTCTATTCGCTGTAGTTCTATAGAGTCCTCATATATAGTTCTAAACTCTTCTCGTGAAGGCATTTCTACCTCAAGAGGAAGTTTTTTGATAAATCTACCATACGCTTCGCTTAATTGTTTTTCTGTGTATAATATCATAGGTCGTCTACATCTTCTCCTGTTGCCATACTATTTGACATATCTTCTTTGTCTTTAGGGTTTATTTGTGATTGCGGTCCTATTTTAAGTGTTTCCCAATCAATAACACTACTAAAACTTTTCATAACATTACTACGCATCTTAGTGCAGTTAAATGTCATGCAGTTGTCTTCTTGTTCCCATGTTTCTAGTGAGTAAGCCGCATCTGCAGCATCAAGTATACCCTTAGCAAACCTAGCTTCTCCACTTGCATCGGTCTGGTATGGTGCAAAGAATAGTGTCTCATACTCTTGTGCATATAACTTCATTTTCTTACTTACTTCTATTTGTTCTGTCCAATCGTATTGACCAGATCGACTTGGTGCATTGTGGCGCTTAACTTGGTTC